CTTCAATTTTTATGACCGCGAAAAATGAAATTTAATCCGGAGCTTTTATGGCTGGTACTGCTGGTCGGTCTGGGCGTCGTCCGAAGCCAACGGCACGCAAGGAACTGGCCGGAAATCCGGGCAAACGGACCCTCAATAAAAACGAGCCGGTATTCACGCCCATTGCCGGTGTTGAGCCGCCCGAGTGGTTTAGTGAAGACGATCTCCCGCTCGCCACGATTATGTGGAAGCTGACGACGAAGGAGCTGTGCGGGCAGGGACTGTTATGCGTGACAGACCTTGCCGTGCTGGAGCGTTGGTGTGTGGCGTATGAGTTTTGGCGTCGTGCGGTAAGGAAAATCGCCACTCAAGGAAACACGATCCCTGGTGCCACTGGCGGAACGGTAAAAAACCCTGAATTGACGGCGAAGAAAGAACAAGAGTCGGAAATGAGCTCCACAGGCTCAATGCTCGGGCTTGATCCTAGTAGTCGTCAGCGCCTTATCGGTTTGGCCGGACAGAAGAAGGCGAGCAACCCATTTCTTAAGATGATCGAATCATGAGCCGAAAATCATATCCCAACGTCAATGCAGCAAATCAATATGCCCGCAACGTTGTAAGGGGGAAGATCCCGGCGTGTCAGTTTGTTGTCCAGGCATGTCAGCGGCATCTTGACGATCTCACCATAGAGAAAAGTAAAAAATTCCGTTATCGCTTCGATAAAGATCTGGCGGAAAAGGCGGCGAAGTTTATTCAGTTGCTCCCTCACACCAAGGGGGAGTGGGCATTTAAGCGCATGCCGATAACGTTGGAACCGTGGCAACTCTTTATCGTTTGCTGTGCGTTCGGCTGGGTCCAGAAAGGCACAAAGTTGCGTCGTTTCCGAGAGGTCTACACAGAGATCCCCCGTAAGAATGGCAAGTCGGCAATTTCTGCTGGCGTCGCGCTGTATTGCTTCACCTGTGATAACGAATTCGGCGCTGAGGTTTACTCCGGCGCAACGACAGAAAAACAGGCGTGGGAAGTCTTCCGTCCTGCGCGCTTGATGTGCAAGCGGACACCGCTACTGGTCGAGGCGTTCGGCATCGAGGTCAACGCCTCTAACCTGAATCGGCCAGAGGATGGCGCCCGCTTCGAGCCACTGATTGGTAATCCCGGTGACGGCTCATCGCCTCATTGCGCTATCGTCGATGAGTATCACGAACACCCTACTGATGCGCTTTACACAACCATGCTGACAGGTATGGGCGCGCGCCGGCAGCCGCTGATGTGGGCGATCACAACGGCGGGGTACAACATCGAGGGGCCGTGTTATGACAAGCGCCGCGAGGTGATCGAGATGCTGAATGGCTCTGTACCCAACGAAGAGCTATTCGGTGTGATTTACACCGTCGATGAGGGTGACGACTGGACAGATCCGGCTGTATTAGAGAAAGCCAACCCCAATATGGGGGTGTCGGTATACCGTGATTTCTTGCTTAGCCAACAGCAAAGGGCGGTAAACAATCCCCGTCAAGCCGGGGTATTTAAAACCAAGCACCTCAACATCTGGGTTGCTGCTCGTGCTGCTTTCTTCAATCTGGTTTCCTGGCAGAACTGCGAGGACAAGACACTCACGCTAGAACAGTTTGAGGGGCAGCCGTGCATCCTTGCATTCGACCTGGCGCGAAAGCTGGACATGAACAGCATGGCGCGCTTGTTCACTCGAGAGATTGATGGGAAGACGCATTACTACAGCGTTTCCCCACGCTTCTGGGTGCCCTATGACACGGTTTTTAGTGTCGAGAAAAATGAAGACCGACGAACCGCAGAGCGTTTTCAAAAATGGGTTGAGATGGGGGTTCTGTCTGTTACTGATGGTGCTGAGGTTGACTATCGCTACATCCTGGAAGAAGCCAAGGCTGCCAATAAGTTGAACCCGGTAAGCGAGTCACCGATTGACCCGTTCGGCGCCACCGGCCTTTCTCACGATATGGCCGATGAGGGGTTAAACCCCATCACGATTATCCAGAACTATACCAACATGTCTGATCCGATGAAGGAGCTCGAGGCCGCGATCGAGTCTGGCCGCTTTCATCATGACGGTAATCCCATCATGACGTGGTGTATCGGCAACGTCGTCGGGAAGAATATCCCAGGAAACGATGATGTCGTGAAGCCGATTAAAGAGCAGAACGAAAACAAAATCGATGGCGCGGTAGCGCTAATTATGGCGATCGGACGGGCAATGATTAAAGAGCCTAGCGATTTTCTTTCAACTCTCGATCCGGATGATGACCTCTTAATCTTATGAAATCACTCATTTCCGATGTTATCGGGCTGGTCGGTTTCGGCCTGTTCACGGCTGGCGTCTATCTCCAGCTTGGCGTCGCTCCGGCTCTTATGATCTCTGGCGGGTTGCTGCTGGCTGGGGCCCTGGCAATAGCCAGAAGGAGGGCGCGTGCTTCTTGATGCGATATTTAGAAGTGAGTCACTGGAAAACCCGGCGAATCCGCTTACTGCGGAGTCAGTGGATACGGGGGGGATACTGCTTTCAGGGGAGCGTGTTAGCCCAGAAACAGCCATGAAATTGGCGGCAGTTTACTCCTGTATTTACGTCCTATCGTCGAACCTTGCCCAGATGCCGCTTCACGTAATGCGCAAGCATGACAAAAAGGTTGAGGTGGCACGTGATCACCCTGTTTTTTACCTCATCCATGATGAGCCGAATGCCTGGCAAACCAGCTATAAGTGGCGCGAGTTAAAACAGCGTCACATTTTGGGGTGGGGGAATGGCTACACCTGGGTAAAACGGAATCGACGCGGCGAGGTCATTGGGCTGGATTGCTGTATGCCATGGCAAACAGCGTTATTGCAAACCGGTGGGCGCTATACCTATGGCCTATATAACGAGGAGGGCGCTTTTGCCATTAGCCCTGATGACATGATCCATATCCGGGCGCTGGGGAATAACCAGAAAATGGGGCTTAGCCCAATCATGCAGCATGCCGAAACAATCGGCATGGGTATGAGCGGGCAGAAGTATACGGAGAGCTTCTTTAGCGGAAACGCGCGTCCAGCTGGGATCGTATCCGTTAAAGGCCAACTGAATAATGATTCCTGGGCATGGCTTAAAGAACAGTGGAAGAAGGCATCACTGGCGTTACGCAGCCAGGAAAATAAAACCATGCTGCTGCCAGTCGATATGGATTATAAGGCACTGACTGTATCGCCGATTGACGCCCAGATCATTGATATGTCAAAGCTGAACAGATCGATGATTGCCGGAATTTTCAACGTTCCCGCTCACATGATTAACGATCTGGAGAAGGCTACGTTCTCCAATATCACTCAGCAGGCTATTCAGTTTGTTCGTTACACCATGATGCCTTGGGTGACGAATTGGGAGCAGGAGCTTAATCGCCGCTTATTCACCCGTGCAGAGCGGGCTGCCGGTTTCTATGTCCGTTTTAACCTGACTGGATTGCTGCGTGGCACGCCGCAGGAACGCGCTCAATTCTATCACTACGCCATCACCGATGGCTGGATGAGCCGCAATGAGGCGCGAGCCTTTGAGGATATGAATCCAGTCGATGGGCTGGATGAAATGCTGGTTAGCGTGAATGCGGCCAACCCGGCGAAAGACTTTACCACTGACAAAAAAAGTGAGGATAACACCGATGGATGATCGCGAGGTTCGCTGTTATAGCGGCGAGGTCAGGGCGGAGCAACACAGCGAGCAGCCGACGCGGATTATCGGGTATGGCTCGGTGTTCAATAGCCGCTCAGAGCCGTTATGGGGCTTTCGGGAGATTATTAAGCCGGGAGCGTTTGACGATGTACTGAGTGATGACGTGCGAGGCCTCTTTAACCACGATCCCAACTTTATTCTAGGCCGCAGCACCGCCGGCACACTCTCGTTGGCTGTTGATGATAATGGGCTGAGATATGACATTGAAGCGCCGGATACGCAGACGATCCGCGATCTGGTTATTGCTCCGATGATGCGCGGTGATATTAACCAATCCTCTTTTTCCTTCCGCATAGCGCGCGATGGTGAGCATTGGTACGAGGATGATGAAGGTATCGTCATCCGCGAGATCTCTCGTTTTTCTCGGCTATTTGATGTGAGCCCGGTGACCTATCCGGCTTATCAAGAGGCCGATTCTGGGGTTCGCTCCATGAAAGCCTGGCAGGAGGCGCGCGACAGCGGAGCGCTGGCGCAGGCCATCAATAAACGAATGGCGCGTGAGCGTCTGCTGACTCTTCTTAATGCGTAAGGAAAAAATATGAAATTGCATGAACTGAAACAAAAACGTAATACGATCGCGGCCGATATGCGCGCACTGCATGAAAAAATCGGTGATAACACCTGGAGCGATGAGCAGCGCACTCAATGGAACGCGGCCAAGCAAGAGCTGGATGCGTTGGATGCGCAGATTACGCGCGAAGAAGAGCTGCGTCGTATCGATCTGGATACCGTGGTAGCCAACGAGCCTGAACAGCGTGGCGGCCAAGACAATCCTGATGCCCAGCAGGCAGAGCGCCGTGCAGCCGCATTTGATCGCTATTTACGGAGCGGTTTTGGTGGCTTGTCTCAGGAAGAGCGCCAAGAGCTGCGTGCGCAGGGGGTGTCACCTGACGCGAAAGGTGGTTATACCGTTCCGAAGACGATGATGAACAAAATCGTCGACTCAATGAAAGCTTACGGCGGCATTGCCAGCGTGGCACAGATCCTGACAACGGCTGAAGGGCGCGATATCTCCTGGGCTACCTCGGACGGGACTGCCGAAGAGGGTGAGCTGCTGGGCGAAAATACTGCTGTGTCTGAGGAAGATGTCACCTTCGGCAGTGCAACGCTGGGTGCTAAGAAGCTGTCGTCAAAGATGATCCGAGTATCCAACGAGCTGCTGCAGGATAGCGGCGTTGATATTGGCGCCTATTTGGCATCCCGTATTGGCCAGCGTATTGGCCGAGGCGAGGCGAAGTATCTTGTGCAGGGTACTGGCACCGGTACGCCAGTGCAGCCGAAAGGCCTGGTTACCTCAGTGACGGGGACAGTGAGCACGGCTGTTGCTACGAAGTTTACGTGGCAGGAAATGAACGCGCTTAAGCATGCTATCGATCCTGCTTATCGCGGCGGGGGTAAATTCCGCTGGGCATTTAACGACGCTACGCTGCAGGCTATCGAAGAGATGGTCGATGGTCAAAATCGCCCGCTGTGGTTGCCTGATGTCGCGGGCGGCACCCCGGCGACAATCCTGAACGTACCCTATGTTATCGATCAGGCGATTGATGGGATTGCGGCGGGTAAAAAGTTCGTGTTCCTGGGCGATTTCGATCGCTTTATCCTGCGCCGTGTCACTTACATGACGCTGAAGCGTCTCGATGAGCGCTATGCAGAGCTTGACCAGACCGCCTTCCTGGCATTCCACCGCTTCGATTGCGTGCTGGAGGATGTCGCTGCCATCAAGGCGTTGGTAGGCAAACCGGTATAACCGGATCCGAGCACGACACTCTGCCGCGAAAGCGGTTTTTTTATGCCCGCCGTTTGGCGGGCATGGAGAACTTCTATGATTCTGTCGTTGGATCAAATCAAGCAGCAGCTAAGGTTGGAGCCCGATTATATCGATGAGGACAGCCTGTTAACTCTGTTGGGTAAGGCCGTTCAGGCGCGGACAGAAACATACCTGAATCGGAAGTTGTATCCACCTGGTACTAGCGTTCCTCCATCGGATCCGGATGGTTTGATTGTGCCCGACGATGTCATTCTTGGCATGCTTCTACTTTTGACCACGTATTACGAGAATCGCTCGTCTGTGAGCGAGGTAGAGCGGGTTGAGGTGCCGCAGTCGTATACCTGGCTCGTCAGTCCCTATCGGTATATTACGCTATGAAGCTACGACACGCGCAAACCAGCGCTGCATATATCCTCCCCGATCCCGGGGAGCTCAATCGGCGTGTTCTTATCCGTCAGCGGGTTGATTCACCGTCGTCTGATTTTGGGGTGCAACCCACTTATCCCATTAAATTTTACGCTTGGGCTAAGGTCGTGCAGACCAGCGCTACGACATATCGTGATACGGCGCAGACGGATAACGCTATTACGCACTACGTAACGATTCGCTGGCGGAAAGGGATCACGGCTGATTATGAAATAGTCCACGGCGATAACGTTTTTAGAGTCAAGCGCGCTAGGGATTTGAATGGCAAGCAGCGGTTCTTGCTAATCGAATGCACCGATCTTGGTGAGATTGCCGCCGCATCATCGGGAGGGGGAGGAAGTGGATCAATTTTTACACGTTGAATTCCAGCAGCCCTCAGATATGCGCTTTAACCGCGCCAGAGTGCGCCGCGCATTCATCAAGATTGGCCAGGTGCATATGCGTGATGCCCGCCGCTTGGTAATGCGAAGAGAGCGCTCTGCTGCGGGAGAAAACCCCGGGTATAGGACGGGGCGTCTGGCACGCTCAATCGGTTACATGGTTCCCCGAGCCAGTAAAAACCGCCCCGGTTTTATGGTTCGCATTGCACCTAACCAGCGTAATGGTAATGGCAACAGGATGATCACCGATGATTTTTATCCGGCCTTCCTGTTCTATGGCGTTCGCGGCGGAGCGAGGCGGCAGCGTGGACACCATCGCGGCGCGTCTGGCGGCAGTGGATGGCGTATTGCTCCGCGCAATAACTTCATGGTTGAAACCCTGCAAAAAAATAGCAGCTGGACTCGCTACTACCTTAAGCGCGAGTTGCGCAGCTCGCTCAAGCCGGAGAAAAAACGCTGATGAAACTCACGCCAATTATCGCCACGCTTCGCGCGAAATGTCCGATTTTTGAGAATCGTGTTGCGGGGGCGGCGCAATTTAAAGATCTCCCCGAGGCAGGGAAGTTAAGGCTGCCGGCGGCGTATGTTGTTCCGGGGGATGACGCGCCGGGAGAGCAAAAAAGCCAGACAGACTATTGGCAGGATCTCAAAGAGGGGTTTTCTGTCATTGTCATGCTGAGCAATGGGCGCGATGAGCGTGGCCAGTTCGCTTCCTACGATGTGGTGCATGATGTACGGCATATGCTGTTTAAGGCGCTGCTGGGATGGAATCCGGATGAGCGGGGCAATCCGATCGCCTATGAGGGTGGCGCGCTGCTTGATTTAAACCGCCATGAGCTTATCTACCAGTTCGATTTTTCTGTTGATATTGAACTGACTGATGACGATACCCGCCAGGTTGACGAACTGAGTGCGCTGGATGACCTAAAAACGCTGGCAATCGATGTTGATTTTATCGATCCCGGTGATGGCCCAGACCGCACCATCGAGCACCACACAGAAATTTCATTCCCACCGGCATCGCCGACACCCTGAGAGGCACCATGTTTGTGATCCCTGTAAAGGGGCGGTCAGTTCCTGATCCCGCCCGAGGCGACCTTTTGCCGTCAGAAGGCCGCAACGTAGAAGAGAATAACTACTGGCTCCGCCGTGAGGCCGCCGGTGATATCAAGCGCTCTGAGAATAAGGTGAAACCCAATGACGATTAGTATGAACACGATCCCCAGCAATGCGCTGGTGCCGCTGTTTTATGCTGAAATGGACAACTCTGCGGCTAATACAGCCCAAGATAGCGGGGCATCGCTCTTGCTGGGTTATGTGAACGCGGGGGCGGCCATTACGCCTAATAGCCTGGTGCTGATGCCATCGGCCGATTACGCCCGTCAGATTTGTGGACCCGGTAGCCAGTTGGCTCGGATGGTGCAGGCGTACCGAAAAACCGATCCGTTTGGTGAGCTGTATGTCATTGCGGTGCCTGAACCTACGGGAACGCCAGCGACAGTGACGCTGACAGTAACCGGCGCGGCTACGGAGACGGGCACGATTTCTTTGTATATCGGTAATTCCCGCGTACAAGCGGCGGTGACCAATGGCGATGATGTTGCTACGGTCGCCAGTAGTATCAAGGACGCGGTCACTGCCGATGTGACTCTGCCGTTTACGGCAACCTCTGCAGCGGGTGTCGTTACGCTGACCGCTCGCCATAAAGGCCTATGCGGCAATGAAATCCCCGTTACGGTGAACTACTACGGGTTTGGTAGTGGTGAGCTGTTACCGGCAGGGGTTCAAATTGCTATTGCTGCTGGTACTAAAGGATCTGGCGCACCGGTTCTGACTGGAGCGATTGCTGCGATGGCTGATGAGCCGTTTGATTATATCGGTCACCCGTTCAACGATACGGCCTCACTCACCATGCTGGCTACGGAAATGAACGATACCAGCGGGCGTTGGAGCTATGCACGTCAGCTGTATGGCCATGTCTATACAGCGAAAATCGGAACGCTATCCGATCTGGTGTCTGCCGGTGATCAGCTAAACCAACAGCACATTACGCTTGCCGGTTATGAAAGTGACATGCAGGCCCCTGCGGATGAATTAGCGGCCAGCCGCACCGCACGCGACGCCGTTTTCATTCGTAATGATCCGGCAAGGCCGACGCAGACAGGGGAGCTGATCGGCATGCTCCCGGCGCCGAAGGGTAAGCGCTTTACGATGACGGAGCAGCAGTCCCTGTTGTCTCACGGTGTGGCGACAGCCTACGTCGAAGGCGGCGTGTTACGCATTCAGCGTGATGTAACGACCTACAAGAAAAATGCTTACGGCGTGAAAGATAACAGCTATCTCGATAGTGAGACGCTGCATACCAGCGCCTATGTCCTGCGCCGCTTAAAATCGGTCATCACCAGCAAATATGGGCGCCATAAGGTCGCCAATGATGGCGCCCGCTTTGGTCCCGGTCAGGCGATCGTCACGCCCGCTGTTATTAAGGGGGAGCTGCTGACGATTTATCGCCAACTTGAGCGCGCTGGGATCGTAGAAAACTACGACTTGTTCAAAAAATATCTGATTGTTGAGCGTGATGCTAACGATCCCAACCGCATTAACACCTTGTTCCCGCCGGACTACGTTAACCAGCTGCGTGTTTTCGCTGTGGTTAACCAGTTCCGCACTCAGTATGCAGAGGAGACAGCATAATGGCCCGTATTGGCGGCACCTGTTATTTCAAGGTTGATGGGCAGCAACTTTCGCTGACCGGAGGCATTGAGGTTCCGATGAACACGAACGTCAAGGACGACGTTACTGGGATGGATGGCAGCAATGACTATAAGGAAACGCATCGCGCGCCATATATCAAAGCCACTCTGAAAGTGCCGAAAGGATTTCCAGTAAGCAAAATTACTACGTCTGATGATATGACCATCACTGCCGAGCTGGCTAATGGTCAGGTCTATGTGCTTTCGTCTGCCTGGTTGCATGGCGAGGCAAACCACAACGCCGAAGAAGGTACGGCGGATCTTGAATTCCACGGTGAAGAAGGGGGGTATCAATAATGAAAGAAATTAAACTTAGTAAATCAATTCGGGCTCATGGAGAGGATATCCATGTATTGGAGATGCGTGAGCCGACAGGAAAGGATGTTCGTGAACTAGGTTTCCCGTATATGACGAGCAGTGATGCTGGCGTGAAAATGGACTCTGGTGTTATTGCCAAATATATTTCACGCCTAGCCGGAATTCCGCCGAGCTCAGTTGATGAAATGCAGCCCGCAGATCTGAACACGATCAGTTGGGATATTTTGGGTTTTTTCCTCGGGACATCAGCGCAGGACAACTCCTAAATTATTATTTTGATTGCGCGAAATACTGGAACGTCAATCCTATAGAAATGCTCAACGAACCGTTTTCAGTACTTGGCTTACTTGCTGAGCAGGCTAACCGCATCAACCGGGAAAACACAAATGGCTGAGTTCGAACTGAAAGCCCTGATTACCGGGGTTGATAAGCTTTCTCCTGCGCTATCCTCTATGCAGAAGAAAATTAAAGGTTTTCGCAAGGGAATCAAATCAAGCGGCCTGGCTGACTTTTCTATGGGAGACTTGATCGGTGGCGGTGCTTTTGCCGCTCCGTTCATTTCCGGCGCTAAAGCTGCGATAGACTTTGAGTCGCAGATGGCTGATGTCCGTAAGGTCGTTGATTTTGACACGCCAAAGCAGTTTTCTGAGATGGGTGAGGACATTTTAAAAATGTCCGATCGCTTACCTATGGCGGCCAATGATATTGCGAAACTCGTGGCCGCTGGCGGGCAGGCTGGCATTGCAAGGAAAGACCTGAAGCAATTTGCAGAGGATGCCCTGAAAATGGGGGTTGCCTTTGACCAGTCGGCTGATCAGTCTGGTGAGATGATGGCTAAGTGGCGAACCTCCTTCAAAATGACTCAGGGGGAGGTGGTTGCTCTTGCTGATAAGATCAACTATCTATCGAACAATGGCGCAGCCAACGCTAAGCAGATTTCTGATATCGTTACCCGTATCGGTCCTCTTGGTGAGGTTGCTGGTATTGCGTCTGGTCAGATTGCAGCTCTTGGCGCAACGCTTGCTGGCGTAGGTGTTGAGCAGGAGGTTGCCGCCACCGGCATTAAAAACTTCATGTTGGCAATTACTGCTGGGTCAAAGCAGCAACAGGAGGCATTCAAGCACCTTGGTTTTGATCCCAAAAAGCTTGCTGTGGGTATGCAAAAGGATGCTCAGGGAACGATACTTAAAGTTCTCACAAGTATCTCAAAGTTAGATAAGGCCAGGCAGCCAAAAGCGCTGAATGCGCTATTTGGTAAAGAGTCAATTGGAGCCATTGCCCCACTGCT